AATCATTAACTGACTTCTTAAGCTGCTCATTGTCGGCAGTTTGAGCTTTTAACAACTCTAATGCTTCTTCTGCACTACTCATAATTTTATGTCCTTTAGGTGTTTAATAACTTCAGACCAGTCGGCCTTTTCTTCGTGTTGTTCATTGTCTGCAACATCCCGTTGCAAACCTGTGAAACCTTTGGCACTAATGGCCTCAGATTCCTTTCGAGAGAAGCCGACATCCCGTAGCTTTTCCTCAAATTGTCTTATAGTAAGTTCTTTCATGTCCTTTACTCCGATTATATCCGCCTCTTCATTGGCGGGAAAAGTAACAGGGGAGATTTCTTTAAGGTCTATTTCTTCTAACATCCTGGTGCCGCTATCAAACGACTTCTTTATAAGAGCGAATCCAATTGAGAGCTTTGTAATTAGCCCTTGCTTCATTAAAAAGAAAGCTTCTTTTGCTTGCTGGATGTTATCAATAAATAATTGGCCTTCAACTAATAAGCCTTTCTCATCTTCAACCATTGAGATCCACTCACCGATAATAATATCGGTCTTGTGTTGCCAAAACATGAAGATATTTTTTAAATTGTTTCTTTCGAGAGTTTTAGTAAATGCACCTTTAACGACTATATCATTAACTTTATCTTTATTGCCAAATGTCGAAGCATACGCTTTAAACCGGCCTTGGCCATCTATGTTTTTAATTTCAATATTAAAGCTCTTATGTTCCATCTGTGTCACCTGTATTAGTTAAATCAATACTTGTATTAGTATATATCACAATATCTAATACTTCAAATTGTGTTTTCTGTCACCGGTTTAGGCTTAACGAATCGCATAAAACATCTGCAGCCAATAGTTTCATCACTTGGCAACCTTGGATCTAATGGCCGGGCCCCACTTCCTGCACCTACCTGGAATAACTCATTTAATGGGATTGGGTTGGCCTTGTATCGATTGTTCGCGCTTCTGTGGGTCGGTCTTACGCGCCTATCCTCTTGACTGCGCCACCTCTTTAAAAGTTGAACATCGTCAACCTGTATAGCCTCTCTCTCTGAGCCCACTTGAAATGCTGTATTACTTTCTGTCGTGGCTATCGTGCCCACTCTGCGCCGATTCTGCTTTGCTACTTCACGCGCAACGGCCTTGTCTAATTCTTCCCCGGTCTTACCTGATGCGATTTGATCCGCAACAACTCTATTGAATATATCAATGGTCGTACTGGTTAAGAATGCTGAGTGCTGTTGTGCTGTGTCAATTCTCCAACCAAGTAATAAAAGTAAGATCTCGTTGAAGTTGTCCTCTTCTGCCGGCTCTAACTCTAAATCTAACCGGGTAAACTTAATCCCTTCGCGTATTGCATCTTCATAAGCCTGCATTAAGATCTGCTCTAATTCCCGCTGATTCTCCAGGATAACTATATTTCCCCCAAATTGCCCACCATTGGCAATCACTTGCCGGATTAATTGTGAGAGCTTGCTGAAATTGGATAATAATTTGCGGCTTAATCGATTCTCTAACTTAATCAGCATTGAGTCAAAAACTCTATCCGCCTCTTTATCGGTCATTGCCATTATGCAGGAGGGTCATTTTGTGGGGCATTGCGGGAAAAGTCGCCAAAGAATAAATCACCAGTGCCACCTTTGGCCGGTTCTATCTTAAGCTTCTCTCTGGTTTCATTCTGGGTAATAATATTCTTTTCAAACTGCAAAATAATACTTTCGTTCATCTCTTTGAATCTTGGAGCCATCGCAGGAACCTTGATTAAATCGAGCTCGACAGAAAAGTCAATATCATATTTACGGTTTAAGAATGTGCTGATTGAGCTGTATAACGCTTCAGCCTTTGGAATAGCTGAGTTTTCATATAGGGAAAGTTTAGCCTCTGCCTGGTTGCTGAATGTCGCGCCAACAAAGCCGAGTAGGTATGGCGGATAATCCAAGGCATTACAAATATCTGTAGCTCTTTGAACAATGCCATTGATAAAGTCCATTTCTTGAGGCGTCATGCTGAATTTTTCAAATGTGCCTGGATTATTGGCAATCATAATAGACCCATTTTGACTTCCTGTAGTCTGCTCAGTAATCTTTTTGCCAAGTGCTGTCATCTGCTCAGGCTTCATGCCTCCAGCACCATCTTTGCCACCTCCAAAAGTAAGTATTCCGGAGATCTTCCCCGAATTCTTCATAACTGTATTGTTCCACTTCAGCGCCTGGTTATGTCCATCGATGCTTAATGCTGCCGGTATAAGGCTTGATAACCCGTCTGTTTCTGAAAGTGGGTTATAGTTGCGGCAAATGACCATATTAAACCGGCCTTGTAAACTATCTACATTCTCAACATTTACCCCGTGTTCCTCGGTAAATTCACGCGTAAATAAAAGCCTGTCACTTCCTGAAGTATATAAATATGAATGCACTCTTTCGCCGGTGCTTTGAGTCTTGCTGATTTTATCGGGCCTTAAGTATTTGAACCCGGCAACATTGCCAAGCGCGTCTTCAGGGATATAAACGTAATTCTCACCAGCAATATACTTTTGTGACTGCAATGACTCAATAAAGAAATTCTTATTATAATCTGGGCTTGGATCAATAAAGGCGTTCACAATGGATTTAATTAATTTGTCGCTGGTCTTCTTATCTACTTCTTCACCATTCAACATAAACTTACAGGGAATTGAATTCATCGCCTCCGCTGTACGCCTTATGCATGTATTGGCAATCACATTCTCAACATAGCCAACCTTGGCCAAGCTGCCGTAATCTTTAGTAAATGTTAAAACGTTGGAGAAATGCTGTAATGTCGCCAAGTCAACCGAACTTAAATTGTAAGAGGACTTAGTAAATAACCCGGTAACCTTGCTTAAAAAACTCATACTTCATCCATTGTTTATTAGTTTAATCAATACTAATTAAAAATATATCAATTATTTCAATATTCAACAAGTAGTAATTAGCAGAAGAAAAACTCCTCTGCTTCGTGAAAGTGAGTACACAACCAGACAAGCGCATCCATTCTATTTGGTGAAGACATTCCAGAATCAGGAACCCAGGTTGTCATTTCATGCTCTAATTCTGTGAGATACCCAACATGATGCACCTCGCCATTTTCATACATTGCCTGGATTGGTTGCGCTCTAAGCTTCTTTCCCTTTGTCGCGGTAACAAGCTTACATCGCACATATTTATCCACCGTTTTAATTAATGCCGGTATGAAGTCGCCGCCGTTGTTCTTCTCAATGACGACATAATCACAATCAAACTGATGATAATATTTGCATATGTTTTCCGCAATACCTAAGCGTGTCCCTCTTTGCGTCCTGTCCTTAAATACATAAATGTGCCCGTCTTTATCCTTGGCACCAATTATCAAACCGTCTTCATCTGGCATATTGCCGGTTGTCTTGGATCGGTCTTTATCGGGCTTCTCTGAATCTGTAACGGCCGGATCATAACTAACTACTATTTCCCGGATATCTAATTTCTTGAAATCATCATGCGTGATTCTATACGGGCTTATATCGCAATCCTTCCACAAAGCGCCGTCTGTGTCGGTTGTCCAATGCCCTAAGAATATGTGATTATACTTCTTTAAGTCCCTTGCCTTGGCTCTCTCGGCTATCCTGATGAATGAAGCGTCTAAGTTATCATAGTTGTCTAAGTAAGTCGTGTGGATGTGCAGCACGTCTGGCCGTGGGCTTTTTATGAACTCCTTATAAATCCAGTGGTTTACATGGGTTGGATTCATGACGATAACAATGATATTCTTGTGGTCTTTAGTTCTTATTGACAAATCGACCTTTTCGAAAAGTGGTTGCTCTGCGCATTCCTCAGCTTCTTCCAGGATAAACACATTCTTACCCGCTACGGACTTTAACGCACTATTGGCCGTCTTGGATTGAGCCTTTAATCCCCTGTAGTCAATATGCACCTTAGAAATATCATTTGTCACATCAGACTTATTAAAAGTGAAGTCGTTAGAATTGCCCAACTCATGACACATAGACTCATATTCTGGAATAATCGATAAGTGCGCGGAATTCATTGTGAACCTGGATGAAAGAATACCCCAACCTTTTTTATAAGTCGCTGCGTTTTCCCATGCCGCCAGAGCAAATGATTTTCCTGAACCCCGGGAGCCGGTTAGAACCACATAACGAATATCCGACATTTCTGCAATGTGCTTTGGATTATCCGAAAGGAGTTTAAAGAAGTCTTGGTATTTTTGGCTAAATATCACTCTTCGTGATGGGTCGTATCTGCAAAACCAATTTGCGGCGCCCCGCCTATCTCCCCGGAATGCTCAACGCTTTTAGAATCCTGCCAATCTTTACGAAAGCGGTTTTTAACATTGAAAGACCACAAAGAGCTATTGAACTCTCTGTTTTCCATATTGGTTCTTCCCTTCATCTCCCACCATGCTTGACATTCATCTTTCATACGCGTGAAAGTGTTTGAGAACTCTTCACTTTGTTTTACGAGTTCATACATGTAATCGCGCCTTACACCGAGCTTACACGCTATCTCAGTAACCGAGCAGCCTTCTTTACCCATATCAACCATAAGTTCTTGCCAACCTTCTGGCAATTCCTTTAGTACTTTACTGGGTCTACCGCCTGGCATACTTACCTCTTGTTGTTAAATTGGTGTGAACCGACAGGAGTTAAACCTGCTTATCTTTGTCAAGAACTATCTTTACTCCTCTGCTTACAAATAGCAGTGGTTAGGCCAATAGCGCCCCTTACGCGGGAACTCTCAAATTCACTACTAAAAAACTACCCTTGTTTCCCCGCCTTGTCAAACTCTACTGCACATACCACTTTTTGGAGTTCTTATTTTCCCTGATCTTCAGTAGCTTTCTATCCTGCTCATCTGTCAATTCAATCTTATGCAATAATTTACCATCACTAGTTAATACC